ATATTCAGGGCGGTTCAACCTTTTATCGGAAGAAGAAACTCCAAAATGAGCTTTAAGACTTTCAATATAACGACTACCAGCTCGAGCATTTCTCTCTAACCACTCCTGTAACTTAACCAATCTTCGAAGTGTATTAACACTCAAACCTGAACCATCACCTAAATCAACCTCCAAAGAACCATCTGGGTCAATTGACATTCCTGCTGCAGCAATACGCATTTCCTTTGTGGTCGCATCCGTCACAACATCTCCCGTCAAACCTGCATGGTCAGTAGCTCGGACACCTTTCACTACATTAGTAGGAGCCGTCTTCAACTCAACATCAAACTTCCCTGATGTTAAAGGCAACTCAACTTCATCACCTTTTTGGGCAAACGGAAGAGCGGAGGTAAAATAATCATGCATCCATGCTCTTCTCAGAGGTCCATCCTGAGCAGTATTTAAATAACCGTTACTGCCGTTATTACCGTCAACAAGCGGACTAAACCTCTCCGTTTGAAGGTTTTGGTCTCTGTAATATTCATCCCATATTTTCAAATATGCGGCAAACGGAAGTGCATTGACATTATACAATTCCTCTGACTCTCCAGTAGGTAAACCCATATAATCTCCTAACGAACCTTCTTGTATTGTTAACAAACCTGCCGTATCACCACCAACACGAATATAAGGCGCCGTAACATCCTCATTTCCTGTTATAAAATCTTCCCAATTGTCCCACAATATACGATTAGGGACAAAGAAAAAATGACATGTCACATCAACACGATGCATCACTGGGGCAATGAGTGGTTGAAAACGTAATAGCTTCTCCACAGATAAATTTATCGAATCACCAGGTAAGGTTTCCATAACCATAGAGGGAACTAACTCACCCATATTAAACGACATCTTAACGTCGTGAGATAAATCAAAACGATTCTTCCCAATTTTGGGAAGAAAAATATTCTTAAAAGGATTCATAAATAAAGATTTAAAATGAAAAAAAACAGGAGAGCGTACTCTCCTGCAAAACTAATTAGCAAATGGTTAAAAAACAAAATTACAACCTTACACCTCCACGAGCCATAAAATAACCACGTAAAGGCTTATATCTTCGGCGACGCTTCTTCTTACGGTTTCGCCGATAACCGCGTCTTCCAAATCTCATAATTAATTATTTGATTTTGAGAGTATTTAAATAACGACCAAGTATTCTCTCATATAATTGGTCGCCTTTAGTAATTCCAAGTCTATTCAATTCAATCTCTAACTGTTTCAAAGTTTCATCTTTCTCTAACAAACGTATCTGCGCTTCCATGCGCTTAATCTCCTTATTATCCTTAAGTATGGACTTCCTCATTTTTGCTATTCGAACCGCAGCTTCTTTTAAATCAGAAGCATTTTTAAGAGCTTCCAATTCCCATTTAGCCAAAGTATAATTAGTATTCGTAGATAACTGACGCAATGCTTCCTTACGAGCTTCGGCAGAATAACCTCTCAACTCCTTTTCAAAGTTCAAATCAAACTGACCTCTTTTGCCTGAAACAAGTTTCAAGGCAGCCTCGGCTTGCTTAACTGTATTATCAGCTCTCAAATTATCAATTTGAGCCTGCTTCATTTCAATGTCAAAATAAGTGTTCAAAACACTATTGGCAGCATTATGTAAATAACTATAATCAGGGGCATTAAATTGAGCCTGCTTAACATCAGGCGTTTTAATAGAATCGGCATTACCTGCGGATGCTGACCCTCTACCATATATAAGGTTCGGATTTAGCCCCGCAGCTCTAAGCCGTTCCATCTGTGCCTCTGGAGTATTATAACTATTCTGCATATTCCAAAAGCGAATATTATCCGCTTTCTGTCGATTATACATACGCCAAGAGAACTCACGAGATTCTCTATTTTGACGGCGAGTACTCATATTATTGAGTACACCGCCAGTAATAGCCGCACCGCCTGCAATAGCGGCAGCAACAGGAAAACCCATAAAATAATAATTTAATTATGTCAAAGAACTTTTAACAAAGGTAACATAAAAATTCTTATAACACAAGGTGTCATCTGGCAATAATATATCAAGGGAATTATTGCCAGTCTAAAATAAAGTTTCCTTCTTCAAGGGGTGAATCCACTACATGCTATCGCATGCAGCGGAGCCTGCACCCCTTTCATCAGTCAAATTGCAACGCAAGTCCATAGAGAGCAGCGTTAGGTGGTGCGGCAACTCACAAGCACAGCTGCACCACCTCCTAAACACGCCTCCCGCAACAGGACAGCTAATCAAACTCGCCGTCATCGTCCGCGGTTTTTTCTTCAAAATCAATTAACTCCTTAAGTTTCGTAGCAACTTGATTGAAAATATTTAAAGAAGACTTTTCGTCTTCAATTTCCTTCTTCTTTTGCTCAAGAGCAAACTCACCTTGTTCAATATCATATTTAAGCTTTTGAGCTAACTCCAATCTCTCCATGGTATCCAACTTCTGTAATTCCAAGGTTTCAATATCACCTTGACCTAATTCATCAAAATCATAATGAGGATGATAAACAGCAACAGCCATTCCTTTTGCATGTCTATCCAACAATTCCTTTAAAGGAATATTGTGGTGTGGATTCGTTAAACTCGGCTGATGAAAATATTCTACCGATTTTCTTTTATCCTTATACTTCTTTGCGGATAAATCATCGCCCACAAAAGAAGTAAGAAACCTTTTAGCACTTTGAGCATCATTCGAAATACGCTCAGTATCAGCCGCAGACATTTTGTCAGCAATAGCCTTGCCAACCTTTTGAGCTTTTTTACTTTTTGCATTACTCATTTTCTTTGTTTTTTCGAAGGAGAATAGAAACGATTATAACGAGCATTTTTAGCACTCGCTACAATAGATTCTGGTGTTACTCCTAATTTTTTAGATTTAATAACCAACTTCTTATATTCTTCTTCCTTTTTCAAAGCTATAAAATGCCTCTGAATTGACTTTTCCCAATTGTCATAAATTCTCTCTCGATAATAACGAGGCAAAGCAATTTTATAACCACCTTCTTTTACTATGTAATTACGCCTTGGGTCTGCTTTATGCCATGCAATATTCTGTTTAGTAAGATAATTCGAACCAAGACCACGAGACATCAAAGAAAACTCAGGTATCCTATCATCATTCTGATGCATCGGAATACGCTTTTGCTTATCAATGTATTTGCAAGTATAAGCAATAGAATCACCTGAAACTTTACCAACATGAACAGAACCTTTCTGCCATGCCTCATTAATAAACAATTCATCTTCCAAATTAAAAAGAATTAAATGATAGTGGGGTCGATAGGTTACAGAACCATACTCACCTGCAAGATAATATCGAAGCTTATTCTCACTCAACTTACGCAGTCTCTTCATAAACAACTGAACGTCACGCTTACAAAGAGTAGAAAAATTATTTGGTGTTTTGACCAAATTATTATTATCATAAGTCAATGTAATAAACATACTCGATGAACTAACCTGCTGTTCCTGCTGTAATCTAAAAGCCCATGAATTAACACGACGGTGTTTACATTTAGGACACTTACCACAAGGCAAAGCAAGCTCCTGCAAATAACCTTTAGGCTTTTTATAAAACGGAGTATCGCACATATAACATAATTATAAATACATCGGAAGCGAAATGTTAATCGCTTTTCCGATACATATATCCAACAAAATAAAAGTCCTCTTAGAACGCGTTAAAACGCGTTAGACGAGAACCTCTAAATCGTAGGTATTCCAAACTTCGGCAACTTACGAACTGCCGATACATTATTAAAAACGTGAGCCAATATCTTATGATCATCTTCATTAAATACTGCAAACGGTCTCTCAGTCGGGTCACACTCAATAAACGTATCATTCAAAGTAGGCTTATTTCCAAATATCCTACCAAAATGCCAAAAATCCAAAGTTGACCTAAAATCTCCAGCAACTCTATTATTCATATAACGGTACTCGGAATAACGTGGAATATACCCAAAAACCTCCTCTTGCACTTCATTCGTCAAATCATGATAAAGCTCCTTATTCAAAATGGCTTGCTCTCCAATATTAGCAAACGTAGGGAAAGCATAATCTAATTTATCGAATCGGGAAAAAGACCTATGTACTCCCTGCTGATAAGCAGTCTTAGGCTGAACATTAATAATACCAATAATCCAACCATGTTCCTCAGCATAGTAATTAAACTGATTACCTCCCGAAACAGAAAGTCCATGTCCTTTCATAGTAGCGGGGGGTTCTACTGTGTTTGGAACCTCACCAACACCTGCAACACTTGTCAAAACTTCACTAATGGTCATTCGACCTTTTGAACCGCCTATATATTCAGGGCGGTTCAACCTTTTATCGGAAGAAGAAACTCCAAAATGAGCTTTAAGACTTTCAATATAACGACTACCAGCTCGAGCATTTCTCTCTAACCACTCCTGTAACTTAACCTATCTGGATCGTGACTGGGAAAC